CGACATGATCCCGGCCATGAACCAGTCGCGCCAGCCTGAAGGCGGCCTGATGCTGTTCATGGGCACCCCGCCGAAGCCGACCGACCCAAGCGAAGTGTTCATCCGTATGCGTCAAGAGTCGCTATCGGGCGAGGATGACGACACGAGCTGGGTCGAGTTTGGCGCCGACGAAGACCACGTGTTCACTCCCCTGCCGGCACCGTTGACCGAGGCCGACTGGAAGCAGATCGCGAAAGCAAATCCGTCATTCCCCAAGGACACTCCGCGTGAGGCGATCTTGCGGATGCGCAAGAAGCTTGGGTCTGATTCGTTCCTCCGTGAGGGGGCGGGCGTCTGGGATAAGTTCGATGCTCACGAGCAGGTCATCCCGCTCAGTGTGTGGACCAGCCTCTCGATTCCTGACGCTGAAGTCCCTCTCGACCCGCCGGCCTACTACGCGCTGGCGATGTCACCCGATCGCATTGCCTCGATCGGAGTGGCCGTGCGTGGCGTCTTGGCCGATTATGTTGACCTTGCCGAGATGGGCCGCATGGACGATTCACGCGTAGTGATCGACTGGCTTGTGAAGCGTTGTGGTCATCGCATCCCTGTGATGATCGATCAGCGTGACCCGGCAGCAACGTATATCAACGACCTCCGTGCCCGCGGCGTCAAGGTCAACACCTCGTCGGCAACTGACGCGGGGAAGGCGTGCGGTGGCTTGCTCGATGCGGTCAAGGAAGCCCGTGTCCAGCATTGTGACCAGCCTGCGATCCGTGTCGCTCTCGTCTCAGCGAAGAAGTTGCCGGTCGGTAAGGCCGGTCTGTGGGAGTGGGATATCAAAGACCTCTCGCCCGAGATGGCGGCACTGCGCGCAATCACCTTGGCCCGATTTGGGCTCTCATTCAAGAAGCGACCGAGCGGCAATGGTCGATCCACTTCAGGACGGAAGGCGATCGTGCTCTAGGCGGGGTTGGTCATGGCTTCCACTTGGGCAGGTAGTCCGGGTGGTCGGCATAGGGCGCGGCGAGGATGCGCAGGATGTTCTCAAAGTTCCCCCAGTGGCCCTCTCCGCATGAGACATCGTATTTCAGCCCGCCCGTGCACTCATCTATGATCCGCCGCTTCGACTCGCACTCAGCGATCAGTCGGGCATGGTCCCACCGCAGGATCGTCATGCCCGAGTCCGGGTCGCTCGGATCATCCACGAGGCGGCCCCAGCGCGCGACCGCCTCATCCTCAGCGATCCGTGCCAGCAGGAACTCGGTCAGGGTCATCGGGCGTACCTCTCTAGGAACTTACGAACGGCCTCGCTGACCGTCTCGCCTTTCTCATCAGCCCGCTTCATGGCGGCTTGCCAGAGCATCTCTGGCACTCGGATAACGCGGGACTTCATGGGCTCTTTGGGCATGTGCCCATCGTACCAGACCGCATATACAAACGCATGGACGGAGGGCGGCACATTATGACGTTTGACCGCATCACTGTCCCCGGACTGGACGACGACGAGACCAACATGCTCAACCACCTGCTCGAGGTGCTGCACGACAAGCAAACCCCAAACTTTCTGCGTGCCTCGTACTACGACGGGAAGCGGGCGATCCGTCAGGTTGGGTCGATCATCCCGCCGCAGTACTACCGCCTCGGCCTTGCGCTCGGGTGGTCAGCGAAGGCTGTCGATGGCCTCGGGCGCCGCTGCAATCTCGAGTCGCTGATCTGGCCGGACGGAGATATCAACTCGCTCGGCTTCCGGGAGGTTTGGGACGGCAATCGGCTGCGTACTGAAATCTCTTCGGGTACGACCGCCTCTCTCATCAACGGCGTCTCGTTCCTGGTGAACACCCGCGGCGATGAGTCGAAGGGTGAGGCCCTGGGTCTGATTCACAGCAAGGATGCCTCGAGCGCAACCGGCGATTGGAACGCGCGCACTCGGCGACTCGACAACCTGCTTTCGGTCACCTCGCGTGACAAAGAAAGCAAAGTCGACGGCTTCGCGCTCTACCTGTTCAACCACACGATCACCGCCGACAAGGTCGATGGCAAGTGGGAGGTGGAACGCTCCGATCATACGTTCGGCGTGCCGGCCGAGCCTGCCGTCTACAAGCCTCGCGTGGGCAAGCCGTTCGGCTACTCGCGCATCTCGCCTGTCACCATGTCGATGCACGACGCGGGTCTGCGGACCTTGATCCGCACCGAGGGCCACGCCGATGTGTTCTCGTTCCCTGAGATGTGGATGCTCGGCGCCGACGAGAAGATCTTCAAGAACTCCGACGGCTCACAGAAGGCTGCATGGCAGGTCATGCTCGGTCGCATCAAGGGGATTCCCGATGACGAAGAGGCGGCCACGCCGCGGGCCGATGTCAAGCAGTTCCCGGCGTCATCCCCGCAGCCACACCTCGACCTGTACGCCCAGCAGGCCAAGTCATTCGCGGGCGAGCACGACATTCCCGTCAGTTCGCTCGGCGTCTTGGCCGAGACGAACACGACCACCGAAGACGGCTCAAACAACGCCGAGCGCAACCTCATTGCTGAGGCCGAAGGCGCGACCGACGACTGGTCTCCCGCCATCCTCATGGCGACCATGCGGGCGATGGCCATGCAGAACGGCCTCTCCGAGATTCCCCGCGAGTGGCTGTCGATCGAGTCCAAGTGGCGTAACCCGGCCTATCTCTCCCGTGCGGCTTTGGCCGATGCGGGGTCGAAGCAGGTCGGCGCGATTCCGTGGCTCGCTGAGACTGAGGTCGGGCTCGAACTTCTGGGCCTTGACCCGCAGCAGATCAAGCGGGCGTTGGCGGACAAGCGTCGCATGGGTGGTTCGGCTGCGTTGCGGGCGATCACTGACGCCGCGGCTGCTGGCCGTCCGGCGGTGACTGATGCCAACGCTAACGGCGGCGCACCGGCGTGACCTGGCCGAGTTGACCGGGCTCGCACAGAAGGACCTGACACTGATCTGGGCGAAGTTCAACACGCGTAAGTTCAGCACGGCCACTGCTGCTCGTGACGGGCTGATTGAACTCCTGCCCCGGCTTGTGGCGGTCTACGGAAGCGCGGCGGCCACGTTGGGCGCCGACTGGTATGACGAGATGCGCGCCGCGGCAGCGGTCAAGGGTCGGTTCCGTGCGATCCCTGCGGAGTTGCCCGACGACGGTAGGACGGACGCGCTGGCACGTTGGGGTGTGACGCCGTTGTTTCAAGCAGAGCCCAACTACTCGATGGCGCTGGGCATGGTGGCTGGCGGGTTGCAGCGGATCATTTCTAACGCTGACCGCGAGACGGTGACCGGCTCTGCGATTGCTGACCCGGCCGCGTCCGGTTGGCAGCGTGAAGGTTCGGGTGAGTGTGCGTTCTGCGCCATGCTCATCGGACGCGGCGCGGTCTACTCCGAGGCCACTGCGGACTTCGCATCCCATGACCACTGCCGCTGCTCCGCGGTCCCCGCGTTCGAGGGGGAGTCACGTCCGGTGCAGGCGTACACACCGACGAACCGCAACATCACCGACGCCGATCGCACACGGGTCCGCGAATGGATAGCAAGCAACCCATAGACAACCCCTCACGGGGCCAAGCGCAACGGCTGCGCTCAAAGCCGGGAACCACCCACTCCACACGGAGGAGCACCATGCCCGAAGACGCGAGCACCGCGGACAGCACCACCACCGACACGACCGCCACCACGGCGGACACGTCCGGGCAGACTTTCACGCAGGAACAGGTCAACACATTCCTCGCGGAGCAGAAACGCAAGATCGGCGACGTCAAGGAACTCAAGGCCGCAGCTGTCGAACTGGCTGCGATCAAAGAGTCCCAGAAGACCGCCGAGCAGGTGGCCGCCGATCGTCTCGCTGCGGCTGACGCTGAGGTCGCCAAGATCCCGGCGAAGGTCTCTGAGTCGCTACGTGAACACCTCGTGGCGTTGCACAAGATCCCCGCCGACCGCGCGGAGCTGTACCTCACTGCGACCGATCCCGAGCTATTGCTCAAGCAGGTCGCGGGCCTAGTCGATCTCGACGGCAAGAAATCCAATTACGTGGCCCGTGAGGGCAGCAACTCCAAGTCCGGTAGCAGCGACGACGAGCGTACTTTCGCCCGCGAGCTGTTCGGCGAATAACTCTTTAAGGAGTCCTGATGGCAACAATTGCTAGTTCCGCTTTCAGCCTTCCGAAGCACCTGGCATCAGGGCTTTGGACCAAGGCGCAGACCGGGTCAACCATCGCAGCACTGTCGGCCTCTGAGCCGATGCTGTTCGGTGAGACCCAGCTCATGACGTTGAACACTCTCCCGAAGGCTCAGTACGTGTCTGAAGGTGCGGCCAAGTCGGGCACAGACCCCGGCTTCAGCACCAAGACCGTCACTCCGCACAAGGTGCAGGTCACGATGCGGTTCAACGAAGAGGTCCAGTGGGCCGACGAGGACTACCAGCTCGGTGTCCTTTCCACCTTGTCCGATGCCACCGCGTTGGCCCTGGCTCGCGCGCTGGACTTGGGCGCGTACCACGGCATGAACCCCCTCACGGGTGCGGCCGTGGCGCAGATCGTGGTCGGTGATCGGATCGCGACGACCACGAACAACACGGAGATCGTCACCGCCACCCTGACCACGCCTGACACCGTCCTTGAGGCGGCTGCTGGTCTGGTCATCGCAGACGGCTACACCCCGAACGGCATCGCGATCGACCCGGCCTACGCCTGGACCATCGCGACCGCACGGTACACGGACGGCCGCAAGAAGTACCCGGAACTCGGGCTGGGTGTCAACGTGACCTCGTTCGAGGGTATTCGCGCGTCGGTCTCCTCGACTGTCTCGGGAACCCCTGAGGGCGCAGACACCAACATCAAGGCCATCGTTGGGGACTTCGCTCAGTTCCGGTGGGGCGTTCAGCGTCGCGTCGGCGTCGAGAAGATCCTGTACGGCAACCCGGACGGTGTTGGCGACCTCAAGGCGAACAACCAGATTGCCCTGCGCGCGGAGGTCGTCTATGGCTGGGCAGTCATGGACCTCAACGCCTTTGCCACGGTTACGGATGCGGTGGCGAACGTCTGATGAGTCGCTTCCGTAACACCACGACTGGTGTCGTGGTGTCGGTGGATGACTCGAAGGACGGCCGTTTCGTCAACGGTTGGGAGCCGGCCGAGAAGCCTGCTCCGAAGGCACCGGTCAAGAAGGCCGCTGCTCCGAAGACCGAGAAGTAGCAGGAGGCGGCCAGCATGAGCATCTACCTTGTGTCGTCCGATCTACCTATTGGCACAGGCGCCGGTTTGGGCCTGACCGCCGATCAGATGATCGAAGACGCGGAAGCGATGGCCCTGCTGGCCGCACCCTGCCTCGACACCAGCCTTGGCACAGTCTCTGTGGCCATAACCACAGGCATCCTGACGGTGTCTGCTGTAACGGCTTTGGTCGTGGGTGACCGTGTGCGGCTGGGTGCGATGACCGGCGGTGCTCCGCTAATTGAGGGCACCATGTACTTCGTGGCGTCAGTGCCATCCAGTACCACGCTGACGTTGTCTGAGACCTTTGGTGGTGCGGCGATCATCACGACGTCGGTCGGATCGTCAACCTCGATCCAGGTCAATCCGTCGCTGACTGCACTCCAAACACGCGCGGTGATGGCGATCATGCGCGGCGCGATCATGCGCTGGAATGACGCCGGTTCGGGTGCTCGCTCATCCGTAACAGCTGGCCCGTTTGGCGAGACGATCGACACTACAGTCACGCGGCGTGGCATGTACTGGCCGTCCGAGATCACCAGCCTGCAAAATGTCTGCTCGGGAGGCGTTAAGAGCGGCGCGTTCTCTGTCGACACAGTCGCCACCTCAACCATCCACGCCGACACTTGCTCCCTGAACTTCGGCGCGACCTACTGCTCGTGCGGGGCCGACATCGCCGGCTACCCGCTCTACGGCTGATATGAGCCTCCCTGGTGAGACGGTCATCGTCCTGACGGGCACCCCGATCCTTGACGCATACTCGGGCCTGCCAACTGGCACCGACTGGACCACGCCACCGACCGAGGTCCCAGTCGACAACGTCCTGTGCGAGCCGCGCCCATCCGCTGAGCCCGTTCAGGATGCCCGCAACGCAGTCACGAGCGGCTGGACCCTCTACATGCCGGCCGGGACCGCGATCACCCCGGCGAACAGGGTCCGTGTCCGTGGCCTCGACTACGACGTGCTGGGCGAGGCGTCCGACTGGCGTCTCGGGTCCTGGCGTCCCGGCCTTGTCGTGCAGACCTCTCGGACAGCTGGTTAGACCCTCACCGCTCCGAGTTCCTGTGCCAGCGCATCGAAGTCGGCCTGCTGCTTCTTGCGGAAGTGAAGCTGGAACTTGCCGCCGTCTGTCGTGGTGACCACGAGGTTGCCGTTGACCATCATGCTTGCACTCTTGAGCGTGGCGCCTGCGATGTTCGCTCGCAGGATCTCAACATCTTCGGCTCCGCGGGTCGTCTGGACGTGAGCCTTCCCGTCGTCGCCCACGACCGCTTCGCTCTTGGCTCCGGTCAGCGCGAAGCGTGCGGCCTTGGTCTTCGCGTGTACGCGCAGGGCCTGTTCGTCGTACTGCACGTCGATCATGTAGCCGTCCACGGCCGTTCTCCCTTGGTATGTCTATCCACGGTAGCGCGTCCCGAACCTGCCCGAGGGGGTTTCATGGCAAAGCCCAAGATCGTGCTGAACCACTCGGGCATTGGTCAGGTGTTGAAGTCCGCCGAGGTCGCTACTGAACTTCACCGCCGCGCCGAGCGTGCCGCTGCCGCTGCGAGGGCTTCAGCCCCGGTCGCGTCGGGTGCCTACCTCGCGAGCATCGAGGTCGTGGATGAGGTCCACAAGGACCGGGTCGTCTCCAAGGTGGTGGCTGACGTCGGCTACGCGATGACCATTGAGGCCAACTCGGGCAACCTCGCTCGATCGCTTGACGCGGCGGGAGGCGCCTGATGTTCCACTTGGTCACGTTTCCCGACTATGCTCATGTTCACCGGCGCTGCGCCCGCTGTAGGTATCCCCTCGGGCGGCCACGTACTCGCGAAGGGTGGTCGTACCGGATCGCTTCCGGACGGCGCAGCGTCGGCCCCGCGCTCGGCGCGGCGGGTGGTGCGTGATGCAGGTCTCGCAGTTTCCCGACGCTGAACTGTGGGCTACGGCCTACGTCCGCGGCGCGCTCGCGGCCCGTGCTGAGTCCTACGCGTCCGGCGTGACCGTCGGCACCACAGTCCCCACTACGATCCCTGCCCGGCTCGTCACCGTCCGTCGTGATGGTGGCCCGAGGGTCAACATGCGCCAAGAGGTCGCCCGGCTCGGCGTCAACGTGTGGGCGGCAACTGAGCAGGACGTCACCGACCTGACCCGGCTGGTCCGCGCGCTGTTCAGCGCCGCAGTGGGCAACGGCTCAGTCAGGAAGGTCACTGAACTCTCTGGGCCTTCCCCAATCGCCGACACGAAACCGCGCCGGTACTTCGTTGTCGAGCTCACCATCGCAGGTTCCACACTCACCGTCTGAGGAGACATCATGCCCAAGATCACCCTTGCCTACCCGTACACGGGCGCTGACGGCAAGAACCACAGGCCCGACACCACCGTCGACGTCGACGACGCAGAAGCCGCCCGGCTCCTGTACTACGGACTGGCCCGGGTTCCCGAGCCTGACACCAAGAAAG